GCCTAGTTTTACGTCTCCAAGGTTGGACGCACACTGCTCACACCAAAGCAGTGCAAGCTTGATCCTCTGACGTCCCACCGCGCTGTTCAACGTCAACGTTGACATCGCGCGTGCGGAAACAGTCAATTGAGTCGACCCCGCCGAAAGCAGCGGTCACATGATGGTTGTACAGAGGGCAAATGCCGTTGTAATACTCAATGCCATCAATGTGATAGTTTGCCACATGGTCTCGCTCACCATGATTGGCCAAGAAACTCAGGTCGATCTCGTAAGTGAGATCATCGCTTCTCCGGATGCATTCCTCTATGCTCTCTTGTAGGTGCACAGGGATGCCAAATTCCTCCTCAACCACAAGACGGGAGGCTGCACACACGTCAGGCACACGGACACCCGACTTGATCGCATCCCGGAGCCTGGCCGCGTGGTACAGATCGAACTCAGCGATCACGGACCTCGCGTCCAAATTCCGGGTCTTTCGAATCACGTCGTATGTCAGAGGCCCGACTATGGGGCAGTTCGCATACATGTGGTTTAATGAGAGGGCCTTGGCACGGACCAAAGCCCTGCAGATATGGTCCTTGCTTCTGGCGTACTTCATGTGGAGGTATCCAAACTGTCGGAGCACCTTGACAGGGTCGGTTAGGAGATCATCACTGTCTTCTTGAGTTAAGACACCACAAAAGGAACCTCGGTTGTAACTCCGATGGTATTCGAATTTGAGTAAGATGCCCAGCTCATCGAAGATGCGGCCATCAACTGGCCCAGTCTGACATATCCCATCGTCACCCTCCAGGAACCCAACAAAAATGCGGCACCTGTCTAGCGCACTCCTCTGGGCTGGCCAGGGGGAGTCGCATGCATCCAACAATGTACGACGCCAGGATGAGGTTGAGTAGCCCATTACCTGACGACGTCCACAACGCACCCGACATGAGCCGCCCGCGCATCTTAGCGGTCACACCTTTGAATTCACACACGTTGACACAATCTTTCAACATACGGCTGAGGAGCCTCTTGCGAGGCGCGTCAGTCACGTTGTGACAAATGTGCATGAACGCGTCGTGAACCACCCTCGAAAACACACCCTGATGGTGCGCTTCAAAGGAGGTGTAATCCGTCATCATGACAGGCTGGTCTCCAAACGCCTCGCGCAACATCCGCGGCCACTCACGCGGATTGCGACCTTTGACGAAGAACTTTGAAATGCGACTACCGTGGAAAATGGCTTTGTCAATAGCGTGGACAAGGGGACCCAAGATCACTTTAGATTCATCGGTGTAAGAGTTAATGGCACGAGGGCATTTCGCCTTCCCATACTCCTCCAC